GCGAAGTCAAGCAGCTGAGCGACGATCTCAAGTCGCTGAAGCAGGTTGAATCGTTTCAGGCCATGCTGGACAAGTTTAAGGGCTTGAACGAGCAGTTTGTCGCCGCGAAAGAAAAGATGCGCGGCCTCAAGGCGGAGATGGCCAGGCCCGGCAACGAGGCGATGGCCGGTGAGTACGAGAAGTCCGTTGCTGCGGTGAACAAACTGGGGGCTGCGATCCGTAAACAGAAGGATGTCGTCGACAGCCAGCGTTCAACCATACGTACCGCCGGGTTCGATCTCAAGAACCTCACCGGCGAGTACGGCAGGCTGAAGCAGTCGATCAACGGCCTTTCCAAGATCCAGGCCATGCGCAACCTGCTCGGGGTAAAAACTATCGGCGCAGTCCGCCAGGAGATGGCCGGCCTTACGAAAGTCTACCGCGATGCCGCTGCCGCCGGGACCCTGTCGTCAAAGGACCAGGTCCGGGCTCTTGAGGCTCTGCGCAAAAAGCAGCGCGAGCTGTACGCCACCATCGGCAATCCGCCGAAAATGCAGAACGCCAGGAAAATACTTGGTCTTAGCGGCACGGATACCGAGATCAAAAAGGTCAAGGAGGCGTATCGGACACTTGCTGCCTCCGGCAAGGCCAGCATGCGAGAACTTGCCCAGGCCAAGCTTGCCATGGGCAAAAGGATTGACGAGCTGCGTGGCAAGACCCTTTCCTGGCGAGACGCCTTTGACGGTATCGGCAGCAAGAGTCTTCAGATCGGCGGGGCGATCGCAGGCACCGTCTTTCCCGTGCGTGAGGCTATTTCCTACGAGACAGCCATGGCCAAGGTGGGCAAGGTTGTCGACGGCACCAAGCAGCAGATCGACGATCTTGGCGACGGCCTGCAGAAGATGACCCGCAGGATCCCGATGAATGCCGCCGAACTGGCATCCATCGCCGCTGCCGGCGGTTCGCTTGGCCTGGCTGTCGGGGATATTCAATCCTTTGTCGATGTCGCGGCAAGAATGGGAACAGCTTTCGACATGACTGCCGACGATGCCGGAGACGCAATCGGCAAGCTGAAGAACATCTTCAACCTGAGCATTCCCGAGGTGGAAACCTTCGGCGACGCCATCAACAAGCTCGGCAATACCACGGCCACCAACGAAAAAAGCATCGTCGAGGTCATGCTGCGAGTCGGCGGCACCGCCCAGCAGTTCGGCCTTGCCCGGGATAAGACCGCGGCCCTTGCCGCCGCCTTTCTCTCCTTGGGCAAGACGCCCGAGACGGCGGCTACCGGCATCAACGCCATGCTCAATAAAATGCAGACCGCCACCATGCAGGCGGGACCCTTCCAGGAGGCTTTGGAAAAAATCGGCATGAGTGCGGAGCAAATGGCCGAGTCGGTGGCGAAAGACCCGCAGAAGGCGATCGAAGATCTGCTCGCTTCTCTGGCCAAGCTGGATAAACGCGCGCAGAGCGAGGTACTTACCGGCCTGTTCGGCACCGAATACCAGGACGATATCGCCACCTTGGTTAACGGCATGCAGACCTATAAGGATGCTCTCGGCCAGGTGGCCGACGCTTCGAGTTATGCCGGGGCGATGAATGAGGAATTCAAGAAGCAGTCGGAGACCACCGGCAATCAATTGATCCTCTTGAAAAACGCAGTACTCGAGATCGTCCGGAATATCGGTGAAGGCCTGCTGCCTGTAGTCCAGAAGGGCGCGGAATGGCTGACGGCCCTGCTGAAACCCATTGCCGATCTGACCGCCAGGTTTCCGGAGCTGTCCGGTGCGATCGTCGCCTTTGTCAGTGGCGCGATAATCTTGAACGGCGTGAAAAAAATCTTCGACATGCTGCGCAATGCCGCAACCCTCTTCGGTACCGAATCTCTCGCCTCTTTCGGCAAGGTTGGCAAGGGTGCGGAAACTCTCAGCACCGGCGCGACCGCTTCTTTCGGCAAGATCGGTACCGCTGCCAAAGGTCTCGGCACCGTCATTAAAGGCCTCGGTGGAATCTTTGCCGCCCTGGCTGTGGGCTGGGAAATCGGTACCTTGCTGAATCAGTTCGGCATCGTCCAGAAAGGCATGACCACTTTAATCTATTGGGCTGACCGGCTGCAGCTCGGTGCCCGTAAAATGTGGCGGGCGCTCACCGGTGGCGATACCGCCGAGATCGACAAGAATATCGAGATCGCAAGGCAGGCGTATGAAGAGCGGCTGAAAGAAATCGACAAGGAAGTCGCGGGCAAAAACAAGCCAAAAGAAAAAGCGCCCGAGCAAGAACCACCGCCGAAGGAAGAGCTGTCGCCTCCGGATGAAAGGACGCCGAAAGACGATTCTATTGACGGCTTCAGTCGTTTTGAACTCGAAGCCATGGATTCATGGGATCCGGACAAGCTGACGGAAGAGCGAAAGAAGGCCCTGGAGAAATGGCGAGCGGAAAGAAAGCAGGAGATTCCTGCCGCGGGTCCTGAGGCGGAGATAAAAAAAGAGCTCGAAAAGGAACCGGACTCCCTGAAGGAAGAGAAAAAGAAGGCTGCCGCCGAACTGGAAAAGAAAAGGAAGGTGGAAATTCCAGACGCTCACGTCGAGCCTTCACTTCTTGCCAAGGAACGTTCCGGGCAGCTGGCCCGGGAAAAAGAGGAGCGGATTGCCCGGGAGCACGAACCCGAAGACAAACGAAAGGAGAGAAAGGAAGCCGACCTGGTCGCCGATTCCGTCAGTTCCGTCAGTCCCGCCGGCAATGATGAGGAATGGCAAAAGAGCCTGGCAGCCGCGGAAGAATATGAAGAGCGGATGCAACAGGTCCATGAATCGATAGCGGAAGCCGGCAAGGATTCAGCCGAAGAATGGGGGAAGGCACAAGCAACCGCCACCGAACAGGCCAAATCCGCCTTTCAGAAATACGCCGATAAGGTCCGGTCGCTGCAGGATGATATTGCCGGCCGCGAGAAGGCGCTTGCCCGGGAGATGGATGAACTCGACACCAAAACTCCGCCCGAATCGAAATGGCGCAGGAAGGCCAAAGAGGCCAAGGAGTACGAGAAGGCGGCTCGGGAAGCAATGAAAGCCGGCGATTTCGACAAAGCTCTTTTGCTTTCCGACCAGGCCAAGGAACTGTACAGCTCGCTGAAAGGCGGGGCAGGCAGCATCACTGCGGAACAGGCAAGACGGACGGCCCTCCGCGGGATCGGATCGACCGGGGAGCTGGGGATTGATATCGCCGGCAGGCAGCAACGGGCCGCCGCCAAAGAGGCAATGTTTGCCATCCCGCCTGGAGTGGCCGAGCTGTTCGGCGATCTCACCTCCGGGATCCGCGGCAAGCTCTCGTCGATAGCAACGGGCCAGGGCAAGGACCAAGGCAAGGACCAGGTCGCCAAGGTCCATGAACTGAAATTCAAAGACGGCGCCCTGCGCGGCAGTGGGGAAGATATGGAAGCATTTTTCAGAGCCTTGGAGCAGGCGGGGCTAAGCGCATGATGATCACGCTCGATACCCTCACCCTGCCGAAAGACCTCTGGTGGGAAGACGAAACCGAATGGACGCCGGTCGAACAGTCGGTGGAATACTCGACAACCGGTGCGCTCCTGATCGATATTGCCACGAAACAGGCCGGGCGACCAATCACCCTGACCGGCGAAGAAGGCAAGGCGTGGACTACGAGAAAGACGGTGCTTGATCTTATGGCACTCGCTGCCGTGCCGGGCAAAGAGATGACCCTTGTCATCGGCAGCCGGTCCTTTCAGGTGATGTTCAGACAGAATGAAAAACCGATCGAGGCGGATCCTGTCTTCCGGACCATCCCGCCGCCGGACGATGAAAAATATTTCTTGAAAGCCCTGCGCTTTCTGATCCTGTCGGAAACTTAGAAGAATGAGAAACACATGCCGATTCTAACCGAAGATGTAAAACTGATGGCCAGTCAAAGGCTGACCGACAATGATGACGGCGGCGGCCGCATGACCGGTGTGGAGATTGTCGACGGCAACGTCAATAACCTCTTCCCTGATATCTCCCGCCTGGACCGGGTCTATGGTCGGGTGAGTCTGCGCAAAGCCTTCGTGTCGGTGCAAACCGCCGACACCGACGCCTATTCCGGCGCTCATGTCATTTTGTCGCTTCCGGCCAAGGACCCGAACGTCTCGGTCTGCATGTTCTCGACCGGCGATCCGAATGATGAACGGACGGCCGCACGCAACCGCCTTGAATCCTATGTCACGGTCGGCCCCAGGTATCAAGGCTGGCTCTGGGGTGATCAGCCTGCAGGGTCCCGTTCGCTGCTGATGTTCCAGGTCAAAGGAACCAAGATCCCAGATATCGGCAGCGTTCTCTGTCTGTATAAAGACAAGGGGCTGGCCAACGAGGTTCAGCAGTTCGTCCGGGTAACAAAAGTTGAAGCGACCAGCGCCGAATTTAATGCAACTTCGGAAAGCTCCGAGTACGGGGCAACAGCAATGGCTTTCAGGCGCGATATCATCAAGGTGGAGATCGGCGATCCTCTCCGCGCAACCTTCCCAGGCGTTGAAATCAGCAAAAACGATTCTCTTGCAACAAACGTATATACCACCATAGTTTCCGACGCTTCGAAGTATTACGGGGTAATGCTGCCGACAGAACAGATCACCGCAGGCGACATCGAGATCAATGTCGATTCGATTTTCACCCACCTTGTACCTTCCGCCCAGGGCGAAGCGCCGATGGTGGATTTAAATGTCGGTGAGGCCGGGCCGGTTATCGGCAGCGGTGCGGCGTATAACTTTACGGTTGCCTCCTTTGCCGTCGCCAACAACGCCCAGCTCCATTTTGGCAGAGGCATCAAGCCAAAGACTCTGACCGTCATTGGCTCAACCCACACCTATATTGATGATGGCAACGGTATCCTGATGGAAGGATCAAGCCAGGTTGGAATAGTCGAGTATTCGACCGGCACGGTCACTTTTTCCAATATCAGCGCAGGATATACGGCAAACATGTCGGTGACCGCTGTCGTCGGTGTCGAGGTGCCAAGGGTGCCGAACACCCTTTTTAAATATGTCGAGCTGTCCAATCGAGGCTACAACTACACCGCGATCCTGGCTCCGCTGCCGATCCCGAAAAGCATCTGGGTCGATTACATGGCCCAGGGTAAATGGTATCGGCTCCGCGATAACGGCAACGGCGTCCTCATCCCGGATATCGCGGGTACCGGGACCGGGACGGTCAACTATGCGACCGGCAGCATTATCCTCACCTGTGGGGCGCTGCCGGATGTTGAGACGGCGATCATCTTCAACTGGGCCAATCCGATTGAAACGGTCGACCTGTCCGGCGAAGTATCGATCGACGTTGCCGAGATCAGCCACACGCTTACCCATAAACCGGTTAACCCAGGCTCGTTTGTAATGACCTGGCCTGTCGCTGCAGGCGGCACCGGGACTGCCACCGATGATGGCCTCGGCTATCTCACTGGCGACGCCACAGGTTGGATCAACTACGCCACCGGCGAGTTTGCCTTCAGGCCGACCGCTCTGCCGGTGGCCGGAGGCGAATACTCTATCGACTATGATAAATACCCACTGGTGGCCGGGGCGACATCAGCCAATCAAAACGGCCTGTGCACCATCACCCTGCCGCAGACACCGATCAAACCGGGCAGCGTGTCCATCAATGTTCTGATCGCTTTTTCCAGCTACCAGCATGTCTATGCTCTGCGTGATAATGGCAACGGCGACCTGGCTGCCCCAGGTTGGGATATTCCGGTACCGGTATCGCACACAACATGGCCGGGAAATACCAATGCCAACGGGATCACCGGCACGATTGATTATATCACCGGCGTCTGCCAGTTCGACTTGACCAATGTTGAAGGTCTGGAGACCTGGCAAGAGCCGTATACCTTTAGACTTTGCGCAGGGTAAGGGAGAAATATGGCCACAGCAATAGGATCGGCTTTCGGATTTTGCTCCAAAAACATTCAGTATTACGACAAGGAAACGCGGGTTATTGCCTGGGCCGACAACTTTGTCGGACAGGTGAATTTTTCATACTCACTGACCGCTGCCGGGTCGGAAACAGCCGACGAGATCATCCCGGCAAAGCCCTTCGTCATCAACCTCCTTGAAAACCATGTCGGCTATACCATCCTGCCCGGCTCGGTGTCCTTTTCGTGGAGTGGGGTCCGGTATGTCGATCGCCTCGGCAAGCTCTATCGTAATGTCGATCCGAAGAACGGCTTCGGCGTAGAAGCCGGAACGATCGATTACTCGACCGGCGTGGCAACGCTCACCGTTTATGATGGCGGCAGCAATACCATTATCGTTCATTCTCTCTCAGCCAGGATCGGCAGGCAGTTGCTGACCGATGCCACCTTCCGGACACCTGGCGCACCGCTCCGGCCCGGCTCGATCTCGATCAGCGGCGTGGCTCTGGACGGTACTGCCGTTTCCGGCACCAGCAACTTCGATGGTTCTATCTCCGGTTCTCTTGTCGGCGGTGTGGTCGATTATGAAAAAGGTATCGTCTGGCTGAAGTTCGGGCAATGGGTGAACGATGACGGATCGTATCTTGATGAGCCATGGTATCACCCAGATGACGTGAGAGATGGGAAGACCTTCAAACCGGTGCCGGTCTTTGCCGACAGTCTCACATATGCCTGCGTGGTTTATTCCTACATCCCGCTTGATGCCGATCTGCTCGGGCTGGACCCTGTCCGCCTGCCGAGTGACGGCCGGGTGCCGATCGTAAGAGTTGGCGATGTTGTCGTCATTCACAACACCCAGACTACCCAGCTCACCAATCCCTTGTCGGCCGGGCAGGTCTTGACCCTGCCGAGAGAAAACATCGTCCATGTCGAGCTATATGATTCCTCCGAGCCGATTCCGGTGCGGGTGCCGTCTACGCTCTATAACTGGGACAAAGATGCGCAGGAACTCACCATGGCAACGCCGCTCGACCTGAGCGAATACACCCAGCCGCTTATCGCTATGCACCGGATCGAGGACATGTCCCTTGTTTCCGGTGTCCAGATCAACGGCCAGATCATCGTCGGGTCCGGCCTCACCAATGATTACCCGGTGCAGGGCACCTACGTTTCTTCCGCCTTGCTCTACGGCGATCTGCAGGCGAGAGTCTACAACATGTTCGACCAGCAGACCTGGACATCGGTCTGGTCGGACAATCTGATCGGCAGCGGCTGCAACGCCAGCTACAACGAAATCAACTATCCGCCGGTTGTAACCAACGCCGGAGCGGTCAAGGGTCGGTGGGCGCTGAAATTCCTCGATACCACCAGTTTCCAGATCATCGAAGAAAAACTCGGTATCCTCGGTACCGGCTATATCAACCAGGACTGCGCTCCGATCAATCCGGCCACGGGCCAGCCCTACTTCTTCCTCGACTATCGCGGATGGGGCGGCGGCTGGGCTGCGGGCAACGTCCTGCGCCTCAACACCGATGGGCCGATCGGCCCGCTATGGATTGCAAGGACTACACTGCAAGGCCCGGTCACCGAACCGAATGATCAGTTTACCCTTCAGGTCAGAGGCGATGCTGAATAATGGCTATCCCGAAAATTTATAAATGGACAGACGGCAATGCCCCGGTGCTCAACGGTATCACCGGATCGCTCGTCAACCTTCTGACAAAATGTCTGGTTACCGGCTATGGCGACAAGGAACCCGCCGGGTGGATCAGGGAATTTGTCAACCAGGAACTCACCATTGCTGCCTTCCGAAATAATCCAACGGTGGGCAACAGCCACTTTCTTAAGGTACTCGATAACCTTGGATCGGTTGCAGGTATCCAGGGATATGAGGAGATGACCAGTGAGTCGGTTGGCCTCTATAAGTTTACGCAGCTTGATCCTCCTTCAGTGCAAAAAAGCACCGCTGCCGATGCAGGTATGCGGGCGTGGTGCCTTATTGCGAGCGATACCTTTTTTTACCTGGTGATGTGGTACTGGAGTGCAACCATCGATGGAGGGACTCCCGGCAATTTTTTCTGCTTTGGCGATTTCGTCACGCTTAACGTTGAAGGTTACAACAGTATGGCCGGGATCGGCGCTATCAGCACATCAGCCTCCGCCTATTACGGCCTGGGTAACCTGGAGAGTCACAGCACTGCCGCTTCGAAAATTATCGGAACTCCGCGCAATATTGCTGGCGTTGTCAATACCCAGACCGACCTCTCCAATGTAATTTTCGGGCCATTGAGCCAATCGGGTGGACTGACCGGAGGCGAACATGTAGGCCTGCCGTACGATGGCCAGCAGTTGCTACTTGTCCGTCCGTATCTGATAAAGACTGCAAATCCCAGCGACTTCAGGGGGTGGATTCCGGGCCTTTATGTTCATTGCCATAACTACAGCGACTTCAGCCAGATGCAGTCCGTCGATGCGGCCGGCAGGACATTTCTCTGTATCAAGATGGCATACGGCGGAATCAAACGGTCGTTTTTTATTGAAACAGGGGTTGAGTGGTCATGATTTCCCTGATGGAAATTATTGTCCTTGGGACTGCTAAGCCACGGACAGATAGGCATAAACTGGCAGGAACAGTGACCGTCGACGGCTTGCCAGCCAAGCGACATGTCGTCGTCTTTGACCGGCTCACCTACTCCGTTGTTGCGACAACCATCTCCGACCAGGTCAGCGGGGAATGGGAAATAAACGGCCTGCCAGAATATCCTGAGCGCACGCTGCTGGTTGTGGCGCTCGACGACACCGGCAACTATAACGCCGAAGTTGCCGACTATGTCAGTCAGGTAGCGACGGCGTAAAGGAACGGAAATGGCAATTCAATCGATAGCGAATGGGATACTTTCGGCGGTGGTTGGTCCTGACGCCCAGACCATGACGACCCAGACCGGAGCTGGAGTATACGTGCTCAAGGTGGATCTGTCGGAAATGATAGCTGGGGATGTCGTCACCCTCAGCATAAAGGCCAAGTGCAGGGCGGAAAGCTCGCTCCAGCTTGCATATTCAGCGGACTTTGCGGGGCAACAAACAGAACCGTTGAAATATTCCGTGCCTGTTCCGATCGAAGAAGGATCCACCATCGTCTGCACTCTGCAGCAATCGGCTGGATCTGCGAGAAATTATCATTGGAATCTGCTGGTAATGTGAGGGATTGATGGGTGACTGGCCGAAAATACTATCTGGAGGGATGAGTCCCTATACCTTTGCCCGGATAATTCCGATCGGCCCTGCGGCCAATACAAAAGGGTCGTGGGAGGAGATATGCCCGGCAGCTCCCTTTGATGCGACGCTTTTTGTGGCGGTGGAAATGGCTACCGCCGGGACCGGCATCCTTATGGATGTTGGTGTCGGCGCGGCCGGGAACGAAATGGTCGTGGTAGAAAACCTCTTATATACAAATGGAACGTCGACAAACGTCATGGTCGGCGCCCATGCCATCCCGATACTGATCAAAAAAGGGCAGCGGGTTGCACTTAGACGGCAGGCGCGAACTACTACTGGATACGTGGCTGTTCGCGGCTCGTTGTTCCCGGCCAATCAATCCGCAGCGTTTGATTTTTGCACTACGCTTGGAGCGACTTTAGCGGACAGCGGGGGATTGGCCGTTGACCCTGGAGGCGTTGCCGGTGTGCAGGGCGCATGGGTGGAATTTTCCAGCGGCCTGCCTTTTGCGACAAAAGCTCTTTCAATTGGGGCAGGTGCTCGGCAAACGACGGTGGTTCTCGCCAATTTCGATGTATCGGTGGCTAAAGGCCCGGAACATTCCAGGGTCGCGTATTCCGCCCACATAACATCGAACAGTGTCGTTTTACCCAGCCACAGCGGGCCGTATCCGGTAGATATTCCGCCGGGTACCCCGATAGCTGTTGCTGTTGCGGCAGGGACGACTAACGCTACCTATCGCGTCTTGGATTTCGTTCTGTATTGCTTCAGGTAATAGATGATTTCGTTAACGCTCAGGAATTCCGCCCTGCTGACCGGCGGCGGGTATGTTCCTCCGGACCCAGACCCACCGCGTCAGCTTGTACCAGATTTTACGGTTCCGTGGGGGCAGTTGCCGATTATCGATGGTGGCCCGGTGTCGGGGTGGAAAGATCGGCGATCACTCTCAACATCAATCGGTATGGGCTGGATCAAGAGGTTGGCAGTGGACAACAAAGCGTCAGCGACCTGGCTTGAAAAAGGGGCAAAGGATAATTCCCGTCGGACATTATGGGGCGATCATGAAAGAAAAATCAATAGAAGCACCAATTCTCGATGGCGAGACAAGACTGCATCAGACCATTTCCGGAATATATTCTGGCGGCTGCTCAATGCTGTTGATGTTGATCACGGCAGCAAAAGCATTTCACCGCCTGAGAAGGAAGTTTTCATCTCGATACTTCATGATGCCAAGAGGATCCTCGATCTTGGAGCTTTTGGCATCCCCTGGGGAAACCCACCGCCGAAAGACAAGTTGCACCGAACCGTCTGGGGCAAGGAATATTATCAGGAGATCTGTTGGCGGCGCTATGAGCCGCAGCCGGGCGGCAGCCTCGATTTCAACATTCATGTACCGATCACCCTGGTCGATGATGGTGACAACATTCGCTTCCGTTTTGACCAGTTCACTTATGACCGTCGGTGCAGCCATCGCGAGCCTTCAGGCTGGCGCGATGCCTATTTCTACATCAAGCCGGGTGTTATTCCGACCGGCCCCTGGGCCTCGGTGTATACCATGTTGAACACCGCCTACCTCACCCGGCTGCCGGAGCGGACGCCGATCGATATCACCGGCATGACCATTGGCACCGACTGGGATAGTCTCTACTGGACGCTGAAATCGTCTGTCGGCAGCGATGCCGCTTTGGCGCTGCTGGAGCCGACAGAAGACGGCCCGATCCTGGTCGAGGCGGCAATCAACGGCCATCTCTTGAATTTCCAGGTCGACACCTGGGCCAAAAATGAGGCCTTCGGCAGCCGGAGCCGGTCGATCGACGGCCGCTCGATCTCCGCCCAGCTCGGCGCGCCGATGGCAGAGATCCGGACCTATACCGAGGCGGAAGCGCGGACCGCCCAGCAGCTCATGGC